TGCCCCAGTCTTTTTCTCTATTGCCAGCCATTGAAAAACTGCTACAAGGCGGTGAACCGTCTAAAATGTCAAGTCCATAAAGTTCTTTTGGCAAATCTTTTCTTTTAGCAAAAGTAGTAATACTTTCTAAAAATGAATATTTTGGTTTATGATTTTCTTTATAAACTTCAATCATTTTCTTATCAATATCATTATGACCTATTACATCAAATCCAGCTAATTTATAACCCATTGTTGAGCCACCACCACAGGCAAAACAACTGAATACTTTACCTTTATCTTTTGTAAAATTTGCGTCTTTTAATTTCCAGTTATATTTAAATTTATGTTTCATAATCTTTCTTTTATAATTTTTCTATAAACTTCATTTGCTCGTTCAGAATTACAACCACGTTTGCGGTAAAATTCTAAAATACGTTTAATTCTGGTTAGGTTACTTTGTTTTTTAATTTACTATATTTTTTAATTGATTTAAAATATTTTCTTGATTTTCGCCCCAATATATATCGCATGAACCATCTTTATTAATAGGTAATTCAGAAAAATATGCTTGTCTATATTCGCTATCTTTTGCAGTAAATCTGTAACATGATTCTTTCACATTACAGTTACCACCTTTACATTTTGTTATATCTGCCATAATTATTTTTTTTATGAGTTCACGTTTTCGTGAACATTGATTTTTTATGAACATTAATTTTTAATGTCAAGTTTTTAGAAACATAAACTTGACATTTTGTAACATTTTTGTTTATTGTTTGTTACATTTTCATTGGTATAGCAATAGGTAAAGTTCCTTTATTTAAGACTACACCGCAACCGATAGCAGGCTTTTTATAATGCTTCCCGTAAGCCATAGCATAACTTTTAATATCTATACCACAACCTACTTGCATACCAAATACTATAAAATTTGCACCTACTAAAAAATCATTATAAAGTTGAGTGTGTAAATGCCCTTGAACCTGGCTTTGTAACTCGCTTTTAATTCTGTTTCTTGCAGTACCGCCCTCACCGTGATTGAAATTAATTCCGTGTATTTCTATATTTTCTACAAAATCCCAACCCGAAGTATTAAGAACGTCCTTATACTCTCTTATCCATTTTTTAGATACTCCAGAACTATAAGCTTTTCTGTAAACTAAACGGTCATGATTTCCTATAATTACAGTTGCTTTTGGAAACGTATGATACCAGTCTGCAATCATATCAATAGCTCTATCTAACTCCTCTCCTGCTCCGTATCCATCAGGGTCGCTTTCGTGATAACTTGAATAATGATTGTCTATTACATCACCTATAAAGATAATTGTCCCACAATCGTAATTTTCTTGTTGTTCTCTACAAAAAGAAAGGTATTTTTTTAAAGTAAACGGAGCGTGCAAATCGCCAATCACTAAAATATTATCAGGATTTCCATTTTTATATGGTTCTAAGGCTAAACTTTTCCTTTCGTGTAAATTACCATCATTTACTTTTTTTTGTTCTTTAGGTAAGCCAAAAACCCGTATATTCGCAATATGTTTTCTTAACCTTTCTATTTCATTTGCGGTGCCATCTGGAAATAACTTTTTTGCAATATGTGTATTATTTGACATTGCATATAAATTATCAATTATACTGTTATTGTATATGTCGTATTTACTCATAATTATTTCTCTTTTAAATATTTAATTTCTCTTTGAATAAAATCTAAGGCTTTTTCCAAGTCTTTTATTTCATCATCTTTTTTTCCAGCTCTTGCAACGTATTTTATTACATTTCCACGATTAAAATTTAAATCGTACATTTTACAAAAATCTATAATATCGATGCTGTTTTCTGTTTGGTAATGAGTTGGTTTATTGTGATTCATAATTCATTAATTTTTGATTCAATAATAATATATTTTGTTCTCGGACTCCTTGCAAAGTCATTTATTAATTCAATTTGATAATCATCATAGAATCTTTTATTAGTCGCCATTATGCCTAATTCTTTGATTCTGTATGTAATTGTATCTCTGTTTAGATTTAGCATTTCTGCAATCTCTATAACCCTCTTATGTCCTTCCATTAATAACGAAATAAGTTTCTTTGATTTCCGCATAAGTAAAATGAAATTCTATCGTATAATCTTTCTAATTTTTTCATGATTTTTTATTTTAATAATTTTTTATCTACTTTTATATTTTTGAATTTTTCAGCTAATATTTTAGCTTCTTGTTTTAGTCTATATTCTTGCTCGAAAATAGTTTCGTGTTTCTTTTCCATTATATTATCTTTTTATTTAAAAGTTTTTCAGCTTCTTCTTTCGTGATTGTTTCGATAATTTCTGCCCATTTACCGTTATTGAATAAAATAAATCCAGCATAATATAAACAATTTGCATTTTGAGAATATATCCAATTCCCATCGTTTACTAATCCTAAATATCCATTTGTAGATTTTATATAATTCCCATCTATTAACCCTCTTTTTTTAGCCTCGTTAATTAAAGCAGTTTTTACTTCTTGTTCTGTTGCTAATCTCCATAAAGATAAATTACTTGTCCAATCATCATTTTTTAAATCACAAAATTTATTTTCATTATCAAACCCGTACCCATTAAATCCGTATTTTGCAAATTCAGTAATAAATACTAAACAGTTTGTATTTTTACTTTTTGCCCACTTACCTGCTTCTAATTCTTTCTTAAAAGCATCAGGAAACCAACTTTTAATTAATTCTTTATCTTTTGAATTTCCCCATTCACTAACTTTCAATACTTGCTCTTTTGTAATTTCAAACTTTTTCATAACTTTATTTTTTAAATTGTTCTAAATAATTGTACACTAATTGTCTTATCTCTGCTTTTTTAGTTGCAGGAACTCTAAAACTTCCTAACTGAACCGTTGGCTCGTTGTATTTTAGTGGTGCCCCTGCTTTTTGCGTTTGTTTCATGTTGTTATTATTTCTAAAGATTCGTCTAAAATACTTACCCAATGTCCTTTTATATTTAACTTAATATAAACAACATTATTTATTTCCTTCTGAATTATCGAATTACTCGTGATAACTAATCCGTCACGAGTAATTCCTTTAAATTCAACTTTCATTATTTCAACATTAATTTATAATTTTCAATTTGAGCTCTGCAATTAGCAACATATCCTTTATTCCAGATATTCATCTTAATAGTGTTTTCTAATCTTTCAATGTTTGTGTCGATTTCTTGATTTGTCATAATTTCTATTTGTTTTATTTTGTTTTATTTTGTTATACAAATATACATCATTTATGTATTACGTAACACATTATAAATGTTAAAGTTTTGTTAAATAAAAAAACCCACTGTTTAAAGTGGGTTAATAAGTGGGTGAATTAATTAGAACGGCAATCCAGAATCTTCTTCTTCTGGTTCTGGTTCATTTGCTATTGCTGATATTGGAGGCGTTTGTTCTGCTTTAAATACTTTCCAAGCTTGTAACGATGTGAAATATCTGTCCTTCCATTCGTTGGTAGATATATTAAAATCAACTTTTACAACATCGCCTACTTTATTATATTTATTAAAGTTGGTTACTTTTTCTTCTCCAAATATCTCAAAGCAAAATATTTGTTTTTTGTCATCATAACCCTCGTTATTTGCAACGATAAAGCTTTGTTTTTGCCATTCTTTACCGTCTTTTGTAGTTCCTGATTCTAATGTTAGAATTTTTTCAATTGAGCCTTTAATTTCCATGTTTTAATTATTGTTTTTGTGATTTAATTTAGCTTGTTTTTTCTCATCTTTAGTAAAGTAGCTTTGCGCCTTTACTAAATAATTTGTTTTGTCATTATTAAAAAAGAAATTACGAACTATTTTCGTTCCATCTGGTTTTCTTCCAATTTCGTGTGATACTAATATTTCCATGTTTTAAATATTTATTTGTTAATTTTTCTACGCTCTTCTCTTAATTGATATTCTCTTTCTGCTAATAGTTTTTTTGATTTTTTATTAGCGTCGTAATGATTTGCATAAATTGGGTCTTTCATATTTTCTGACCAATCACTTTTTTCTTCATCGACTCTTTTCGATGATAAATAAGAACTTCTTACACCCTCTGGGATTAACATATAATGTTCTTCTGACATTCTTAAGAATACTTCTCTATTACTTTGCATAATCTTTAATTTTAGTTTCTATTTCTAATACTTGAACTTGTGTAGCTAATATTTTGCCGTCTGTAATAGCTTTTAAAGTAGCGTTTAAACCTTTTAAATCTGATTGTAAGGCTTTGTTAAATTGGTCTGTTGTTAGTGTTGGAATTTCTTTCTTAGGTTCAAACTCTTTTTTCATTTCTTCAACATAACGCACGTCATCAAATTTACCCATAAATATATCAGCATTGAAACCAAGTTTAGATATTGCTTTTGTTAAAGCATCGGTTTCTATTTTCTTTGCAAAGTTATCGTCTACCATTGTTAAATTTCTATCCATATATAATTTGCACGAATTTATAATTTCAAACTCGCCATTAGGAAAAAAGAAAGTTCCTTTAAATACAACCAAATTACACTTTTCTACTAAGTCGTAACTTAATACTATATTTTTAAAACCCCATTTCTCACCATATACGCCAAATTGCTCAGTAACTTGCATTATTTGGTATTGTGGCGATATAGCGGTAATATCCCTGCCGCTTAACTTTGCATTCTTTGTGTATTTTGGATTGGTCTTTTCTACCCTATTCCATAATTCTAAATTTTCTTTCATAATCTAATTTTTTTAAGGTTAATTTTTAATAATTCATTCGTTCCGTTTTCAGCTAAATCAATACAATAGGCTAATTGTTTTTTTGCTCTTTTAATCTTAACTAAAAGTTCCTGATTCCATTCTTGTTGTTCTTCTAATTCAGTTAACGGTGGTAAATCTTCCCAATTAGCAGGATTTAATGGGTCGTGAGTTCCTGTGATGTAGTCGTCTAAATTCATAATTCACGTTCTTTAAGCATTGCATCAGCTTTCATATACTGCAATTTAGATTCTAATTTAAACCAAAACATTTGATTTTCTAATGTATCATTTGGAATATGGTCAACATTCATTATTTCCTTTACAACTCTTAGAGATAATTGTTTTGTAAGCATTTCACCGTTTACTGAATTAGCGAAATAATCTCTTAAAGTCATCCCATTCTGTTTTACGATTCCGTTACCTTGTGGGGTTGCGTAAGAAAATGCAAATGGATTGTTTGGTTTTTCTGTTTTCATAATTTATATTTTTAAATTTCAACAAATATAATACTTTTTTTTAAATAAAATGTAGTTTAGTTGATTTATTTATTTAATAATTCTGGGTTTTCATAAATGCTTCTGTAAAGATTTATTATTTCATAAGCATATTTTAATTTGTCTATTACTCTTTGTCCAGACGGCTGATATCTACTCCAAAGTTCTAAATTTGATTCTCTATTATCTTGTCTGTTACCATTTTTATGATGTACGCTTTCAAGATTTGTTAAACTTCTACCTATTATTTTAGACATTACAAGTCTATGTTCTTGCTCATATTTTTTACCTGTCCAAATTAACACATATCCATTATTTATATATTTTCCTCCTTTATTATTACCCCCTTTTTTACCTGTTCGGCTTTTAATAGAATTTAATCTTGCTTGAATAGATATTTCTGAAACCCTTGGATTAAACCCGCATTTAATAACAAAAGAATTCCAATTCCCAAAAATCATTCTTATAGGCATATCACTCGGAGTACGTGCATCCTCTATCCATTGCTTTTTTCTCGGTATCTCTCCAAGTTCTTGTTCCAAAACCTTGAATAATGAGATTAGATTCTGTTCCGACCATTTCTTTGTTTTCATAAATATTACCAATTAAAAATCCATCCAAAGATATAATATCTCCTTCATATATACAATTTTTATTTTGTTTATTTTTATCTTTTAATCCAGTGAATTGCATTATTTTATAATTAGAATTTTCAATATAATTGAATTTATCTTTATGATTTTGAATTAATGAATTTCTAATAGAAACATTATATATAATTTCTTTATAATTCCATGCTCTAAATTTTATTTCTCTATTCATAATCTTAGCTGTTTTTTTTATAAATTTCCTCGAATGTCAATCCTGTTTCTTCAAAAAATCGTGTTAATTCAACTAACACTTTAGGACGTTTTTTGTCCCAAAATGAAGCGTTTATTGAATGCATATTAAGCTCGTAAACTAACTGTCTGTTTGGTAGTTGCATCAATTGTTTAAAGTTCAATTCTAATCGATTACATACGTTGTAAATACGGTCTAATAACTCAGGGCTTTTGTTTTTCCAAACAGATATGTTGGCTATCTCATAACCTAACATAATAGATAATTGCGTATCGGTAACACGTGGATAACCTTTAACTTCTAACATCAGCTTTATTCTATTAGGGCAAAAATTTGATTTGTTTTTCATGTTTATTTTATTGTTAATTCTTCATTAGTTAATGCGAAGTATAAGTTTTGAAGTTGGTGTACGTGATTTATATGTGGTAAACATATGGAATGATTACAAACGTCTATTCCTTTGTCGTGTATAATTACTTCAACAAAACGACTATCTTTAATTCTATAAAAAGAGCCTTTTTGCTTAAAACCAAATTTCAATAACCATTCTTCGGTTAACGGTACAGGCTTTATTTCTTCAATAACGGGGTAATCAAATGTTATACTATTAAACGTAATATATTCATCTGAAATAGTTGTCATAGTTTCATTTTCTTGTGTTTCTTTTGAAAAGATTAAATTCCCTAATCTCAATTCACTTGCTTTCATATCTTAATGGTTTTAATTATTTCGTCAATTGTACTTTCTTTGGCTTTTTCGAGTAGTTCTATTACTTCTTCGGAACTGTAAACTTTTAAATCGTGCCAGCCTAATTCTGGAGTAAATATTCGTGTTGTCATATTTTTTGTTTTTTATATTGTTTCCATTTTTTATTGGCTAAATCTAAAGCATTATTTAATACTGAGAAATACCACATTCCATAATCCATATTTTTATCAGCGAAATAACCATCTAAAAACGCTCCGATGTATTTTTCTTTTTCTGTCATTGTAATATACTTTTTAAATAATTAGGGTTAATTTCTAAAATCATTAATGAAATAATACTTAATATTAATGTCGTAATTGATACGATGCCTAATATTAAGAATATTGTTTTTTCGTGTGTTTTCATCTTATTTCTTTTTAAATTGTTCAAGCCATTTTTCGACATCTTCATAATAAATATTTACTCTTTTTATATTTAGCAATAATTTTAATACTTCATCTTCGCTATAACTTATTTCTTGTTGCCATTTAGCACCTAATTTAAAAGATTCCATAGCTAATGTATTTTCCCAACTAAGTGTATCATGATAAGTTAATCTTTCAGCAGCTTCTTCAAGTGTTTCTATTTTCATTTCGTTAAGTTTAATATTAATACTGTAATTGTTAGAACCACACCCATATATAATAATGATGTGAAAATGTTTTTAATTTTTTCATAATTTATCGTTTTAAAGTTTCAACAAAGATATAATAAAATTTATATTAAATATATTTTTTTATTAAAAAAGTTTGTTGTAGGTTTGTAGGGAATTTAAAAATAAAAATATTATGAAAGAACAAAACATTTACTTAATGCAACGTATTGAAGCATTAGAAAAGGAAAATTTAAGATTGAATAACGAATTAAAGAAAGTCAAAGAAGTTGCTTTTAAAGTAAGATTAAGCGACCCTAATTTTGACAAACCTTTGAAAGATATTGAAGTGAATTATGAAATTATAAAAAAGTAACGTTCCGCGGCTTTGTGATGTTGCCGAAAAAACACACCTAAAACTTTAAATTAAAGACAAATTATGAAAGTACAAAACAATGTTATAGTTCAAGACCAAGACGGCAATAGCTCAAAACCGCTGTTACAAGACGGCTTTATGCAATTTAATGTAAACCACGAAATATACGTGAAACTTACAGAAAAGGGAATTGAAAAATATGTAAAAGACCATAACAATATTATGCCTTTTAAATTACATATTTCTTACCGACAATTTGAAGAAAGAAAAAACGAACAAGGTTATCATAGATTTCAAATGTGGTCATTTGTTGATGCTTTTGGAGATTTAGGAATGCAAGGCTGGCAGTTTTACGATACAAACGTCTTGTTTAACGCTAAGGATTTGGAAGCTGTCTTGTAACTATATGCTAACACTTACAAATGCATTACAATTATGAAAATATACAGTAAAACAAAGGTTATGAGAATTTCAGAATCACAATTAAAAACACTTCAAAAAATGAAGTCTTACAACGTTGATGTCGGTAGGTTTATACGTGATGCAATATCAGAAAAGATAAAACGTGAATATAAAGATTTAATTCCTAAAGTTAAAAATACTTGTCCTTTTTAAGTAAAACCATAAGAAAATAAATAAACATAAAACGAAAAACAAACCGATATACAAAACTGTGTTATCGGTTTTTTCGCTTTCTTTAATTTTTAATTCGCTTTCTTTTTTAATATTAGAAACTTTATTTTCTGTTTTATCTTCCGTTTTAATTATTTTACTTTTATCGTTTGTGATAACTACGTTAAAATAGCTTTTACCGTTTATTATCATAGGTTTAAGCGTGTCAAATGGTTTTAAGGTAAATATATCGTTTAAAATTATTTCTTGGCTTAAAACGTGCTTATTTTCGATAATTAAAGAATCGCTTTTAAATGTAGTTTGTTTTTTTGAAACTTTACGTGTTCCGCATGATGACAAAAGTATCATTATTAAAATAGCAATAATAGCAGATAATATTAACGGATAGTTATTTTTCATTAATATATTTATTTAGCAATTCTTTTCGGTGTTCAATTCCGTTTAAACCTCCATTAATCTTTTTAGTTATTCCTGTAATATCGTTTTTATCTGCTAATTTATTTAATCCTGCTTTATTCCAAAACCACAAAGCCGAAATCATTGCATTAGCTTCTTCAAGTAATAAATCTGGATTTTTTAAGCAATCTAAATCCGTGTCGTTTGTTAATTGAAAGTAGTTTATTTTACCAGTAATTTGAATAAATCCACGACCACGATATTTCCATCCTTCACCACTTGCTTCGTTTCCATTACCCATGCGATTAGCGTAAACTTTATTTGCTATTTTTTCTGGTTGTCTTGCGTATAAAGTAGAAGTTCCTAATATTTTTATACCCCCGTTTTTCCTAAGTATATCATCTGTAAAATGTTTATTAAAAATGTTTAATAATCCTTGTTTTGAATAATTTAAATTTTCGCTAATTGGCTTTAATCCGCTTTCATGTTCTATTTGAGCCATAAAATGTGCGATTCTTAACCGAGTATTAAGTCCATATTTTTCAAATAAAGTATTGTATTTTTCTTGTAGTTTCATAATTTATCTTTTGGTTGTAAAAATTCGTTATGCCATTTTTTATAAAAGTTAGCGTTCTTTTTTTCTAATAATTCCTGCTCTAATATTTCGCTTCTTGTCTTACTATCTCTGATGTATGTTCGTAGCTTGTAATAAGCAAAAAATACCCCTATTAAAGTTAATAAGAACTGAACAAAGTTAGTAGCGTTTGATAAATAAAACTCCCCAAATGTAAGTTTTTTTACAACATCAATTAACGTAAAAGAATATAAACAATAGAAACTATAATTTAGCGTGTTGTAAAGCCATTTTATTAAATGCATAATCAAAAATTTGGGAGGTAATAATTAACAAATATAAGAAAAAATAAAGTTGCTCATTTAACAATTCATAAACACTGTTTAGAAAAATAATAGCAATTATACATCTTATCAAATAAATGTTATCTTTTGAGGGTAAAAAGAAATAATGTAATAATGAAATAGCGCATAAAAAAGTATCAATTAAATCAAACGTAAAAAAGTTATCGTTATAAAACTGACTATTTTTTAAGAACAAAAAACAAAAAACCCAATTACCTACTATAATAATAGGTAAGTAATTGAGTATTTTATCAATAGTTTTCATTATGTTTTTTTAGGTCTTGGCAATCCTACGCTATCAATTTCGGAAGCTGAAACAAAAACCTTCGGTGCATTTGGTTTATTTTTATCTGATGCTAAATAACCAATCAATACCAATCCGATAGCTAAAAGTAATTGACTTCCTGATTTGTCTGTAAACGCACCCGCATTATAAGCCTGAATTAATGCGTCAATTAATAAAGGTAATCCTGTAAGTAATCCCGCTAAAGTTGTTTTTAAGTTTTTCATGTGTTTAAATTTGTTTGTTATAAAATTGTCTCGTTTCTAAATCAAAATATGGATTTTCCATTTCTTCGGTGCGTAATTCCTCGATAGCTATTTCGCTATCTTTCAAATTGCTTATGTCTTGAGTAGCATATAATTCTTTACCATCTTTATTTAAAATTGTGTATATCATATTAATTTATCATTTTAATTGAACGAATTTGAGAAGTATCGGCAGAACTTGAATTTTGCAATGAAACGAACCAATATTGCGTAACGCTTGGGTCGTATGATATAGATGATGTAGCAACTGTTGAAAATCCTTCATCAGTTGCTAAGCTTGTTGGGTTTAAAAAAGTTAAGTTTCCAGACGATAAAATAAAATTTCTATTAAAAACAAATCCTAAATTGGGCGCGGAAGATTGTACCGAACCAATTAATGTAGATGTTGAAAAATTATTTACAGAATTTACTTTTACCTTTAATATTAAATTTCCTGTAGTGCCAGATTTAGAAATCATTAATTTTAAATTAGGCATACATGATGCTGGTAATTTACCTGCTGCAATAGTATAAGTGTGCATTAATACTTCACTAACGCCTCCTGTATTTGTACTTGTGGGAGTGTCTGAAATTATAGTCTTTACAACTCCGTCAATAGCATCATAAACAGCATCTTCACTCGGCGACTTGTCAGTTACTCCGTTAGTGATTGTTTGAGAAACAACAGCTAAAGTTCCAGATACGTCAGGAAGTGTAAATGTTCTATTTGCTGTTAAATTAGCATTACTAAAAGTACCCGAAATTGTAGGTGATTTATAAGTTACAAATCCATTGTTTTGAGTTAAAAATTGTAAATTTCCACTTGTATTTGTAAACAAAAATCTATTTAAATTCATGTAAAATTGACCAATCCCTATATCCTCTGTATTTGTAAAATCTAAAATGCCATTTATAAAGCCTCCTTGCGAATTAAAATAACCATTTTTAGAAACACTAAACTTTTCAACGTCATTATTTTTTATTATTAAAGCTTTTCCAGTAGATGATGGCGTAGTATTAATATTTAATGCATCTCCAGAGCTTGTATTTTCTATTTTTAAAGCATCGTTTGTAGATGAATTTTCAAAAGTCTTACTTCCTGTTATTGTTTGATTTCCTATTAAATTAACTGTTTCATCATTAGTAGCTAAAGTGTAAGTTCCTGCTACTATTTTTGCAGGGAAGTTTAAGGTAGTATTTTCAGTAGCCTCTGTAAAATTAACAGAAGTACTACCAACACCGTTACTTTGTTGTATTTTTGCTTTTCCATCAATTACCTGAAGCAAGGCAGAACTATCAGATCCGTAATTAGTGTCGCTTTGTATATATGCGTTATTTTGAGACACTTCAAAAGTAGTTATTCCTCCTGTTAAATCGTCATGATGTATTTGTGTATATCTGTCTATTCCGTCTCCTCCTCCTATAACCCCCCCGTGTTTTCCATCAAACAAAAAAATAGAGTCTACATCTAAAACTTTCTGTAAATCAATTGCATTAACCGCATCAACAGTTGGGTATTTAGTTCCTGTGCCGTCAATAGCAAGTGAGTTTTGTTTGTTAGCTAAATTTTCCTTACTTGTGCCAGAATCTACTTTATCTTTACGAATCTTTTTGCTTGTACCTTGTGCGCTTTCTGTTGTGTCTGAAACATCAACTATATACAAAAAGTCACCGTCAGCAGGTGTAGTTAATTCCGTTAAATCTGTTAATTTTTTATTTGCCATTTTTTTAATTTAATAAGAAATTACTATCTTGTAATAAAAATCTATCTTCATTTTGATATAAAAAATAGAAAGGTTCTTCCGTTCCTAAATCTATAAATCCAGCGTCTGCAGGATTACTTATAAAATACGCACTATGTTCTTCTTGCCCTGTAAAATCAATTTTAATACCGTTTAAATCGCTTTTATTTCCTCCAGTTGTATAACTTACATTTCCCGCACTTAATCCATTATATAGTCCAAAAATACGATACAATCCATTCCTATCTTTAAATAGTAATCTAAATTCTAAACTTGCTAATTCTTTTGTGTCTTTCGTACTTGAATTAGAAAATGTTAATGATATACTTTGATTATAAAACTTCCCTCCTTCGTTTTGCTCCATTATTTCGGATGGGGCTGGATTTTGTACGCTATCAAATTCGTATATAAACGTTTCGGGAAAAGAAATTAAATAATTGCCTTCTGTAACTATTTGACTTCTATTATATTTTTTATATTTTAAAAGCCATATATTGTTTACGCCTGATTTAGCATCTTTACATTTTCGATTAAAACCGTTTACAATTTCCATCCTACATTCAAATTCATTCCCTTAATAGCGTTCACTTCATCTTGATAACATTTGTATTCTGTTAATGGGTTTTTGCAAATCCATTTATTAAAACGGTGTACGTACATTTGAGCTAAACTTTTATATTTACCTGCTAAAAATTGTACTTCTTGTTTATCTACAACCTCTATTTTATCGCCTGTATGCTTATAAACCCCTCCGTTGTCTACCATGTACGATGCAATCTCTATATACTGTGCTATTGATTCATTTTTTACAATTGGTTTAATAAAATCAGTATATAATTCTAAATATAAACTGCTTAACGTATTTGCTGTTTTGTCCGCAACAATCTTATCATATAACTCAGTTCCTAATAAAGGTTCAATAGTTGTTAATTGCACATTTGCAATGCAAAATAAAAACTTATCCGTATCTGTATTTCCGCTCAATATTGTTGAGCTTGTCATTTCTTGGGGTGTAATAAAAAGTAATTCTGCCATAGTGTTAAATGTCATGCGGTGCTATTCCCGCTATTCCTGATGCTCTACTTTCTTTTGGTTTGTTTTTAGGATTATTAACATCTACTTTTACTCCTATTTTTCTATATGTTAATTTTTCCCAATAATGTTTGCAAGTTCCTCCTGTAAAATTAGCACTTAATAAACCTCCTCCTTTATATTTCCAAATAGAATAAGGTTCGTTTGGTGTTGGGTGCATTCCAAATCCTGGATTTACATTTCTTTCTCCCATCAACTCAATATCTTCACGTCTGTAAATTTTATTTCTTCGCATCATTTCTTTGCAAAAACCACGCTCAGGACTTGCATTGCCTGCATATCTATAACGATAAATATAATAGTCAGTATCCCATTTTGATTTTGCGTTTGGTATAGCAGTTCCGCTATTTACACTTGCTAATTCAAGCCTATCTTCCTCATCATAATCAACAGGACTAACATCTATTAACTCGTAATTTTCTAAATCTTCATCTTCGCCATACTCATCTAATTCAAACTTTTTTTTTTCGTCGTGAGAATGCATAGCAATAGATTTTTGCTCTGTCAAAGGAATAAAATATAAGTCTAAATTGATATTATAAAAGGCAAGCACTTCCTCTAACGCTTCGGTGATATATCTTTGTTTTGGTTGTATAACTCTTTTCATCAATTGAGCCTCAGCCTCATCTAATTCGTTAGCATTATTACCTAAACCACCATCAGACATAATACCAAATAATTTAGGACTTACAACTTTATGACCTGTCATTATTTGTTGTCTACTTTCACCAGTTAAGTATTCCCATTGTTTATGTTGAGCATCGTTAACAGGAAAAGGTATGATAGTTATTTCGGCATCTCTACCATTAAAACTAATTACAAAGTTCATAGCGTTAGGCGAACCAGTTAATTTGCCTTTTATTTTGCGTTCTAATTCATCCTTTTGCTCGGGTGTTAATGTACCACCATCAGGAATATTTATGATATATCCAGCACTTAAACCTTTTTTAATTGAATTTATATAAAAGTTTGCAAGTTCTTCCTCCATTTCAGCATAAGGCAATGCACTCAAATAATCAGGGTCTGAAAAATAGTTTTTACCTGCTTTATATGGTTTTATACAATATATTTCTATATTCTCGTTAGACGTGCCAAAAGCTGGATAATAAGTAGGTTTATATTTTTGTGGGTCGCTCCAGTCTTTAGAATGCCAATATCCCTCAATCATTCCCTCCTCGTTTTCTAAACATGGTACTACTTGTTGTTTAGGTATGTGATAAATAGCGCCTAAACTTTTTTTATCTTTTGATTTAATAACTTGAAAAGAAGCCTCTCCAAACAACTCAAAGTCAGAAATAATTTTACGCAATTCTTTTGAACTAAATACAGATACTAAGTTAATCCATGCGCTTGTATTTACATTCTTAGAACGTAAACCGTTACCATAAATTAAATTACAATAAGAGTCTATAATTGCGCTATTAGTTGGCGAACCATTAAACCTGTCAATTACATACTGATAAAATGAATTTTGTTTACCGTTTAGAACCCAATTTTTAGATTTATTTTCTTCTAATTTAGGTCTTACATAGTTGCTTAACTGCAGTAATCTTATATCGTTACTCATAAAAGTATAGTTCGTTTGTTGCTTTGAAGTTTTGCGTATCTTGTGATGTTGCAAATATTTTATCTCTGTAAATTATTCCGTTTGCATCGGTTATTTTTACTTGATACTTATCGTTTTCATTAAATGTAAAAGTAAAAGTAAGTGTTAATATACCGTTTTGCGTTACATAAATAGGTGTTACTAACGTTTCTATTTGTGTTGCTTCGTTATATAAATATAAATCTAAAACCCCATCCGTATAATAACGTGGTATAATTGCAATTAAATGCTCCGTATCTAAAGGACTTACTACTTTCATATAATTAAAAACAAAAAAAACCTCTTTTTGTTACGAAAGAGGCTTAATTAAAACTAAAAAAAAATGAAAAAATACTAAACCAAAGCCAAAAATGCTGTTACTGTTGTAGCGTCTAACTTAGGAGATAAAGCGCCCGTAGTAGAAACACCCGTCAAAGTATATCCGTTAAGGTCACCTTTTGCCCCACCTGTTGATTGAGCTACTGTAAAATCTATTCCATCATCAGTTCCGATAGCATGAAATATACCGTTTCTGTCTTTTACAACTGCCATAGGGAAGCCATAAGCTAATAAGTTCATTTGTGCTGAAGTAACTGCATCAATTTTCTTTAAAACAACTGTAAGCGTTTGAGTGTTTAATGATGTACCAGAATTTCTGTCAGATACTAAAGACTCAGCTACATTGTTTCCATCTCCTTCAAGTTCATACTCAAAGACTGTTGTAAGAAGTGGATTAATTGCTGTTGCAACTCCTGCTGTAACTGTGAAAGGATTTTCTACAAAGTTAAAAAGATATAGTTTACCTAAACCCCCTAAACCTTGCTTACAAGCCTTATCACGTCCTGCTGTAATATCACATGGCATAATGTATATGTTTAAATTAAGGGCGATAACTAAACCGCCCTTGTTACTTGTTTATTTTTAACTATGCGATAGGTCTTGCCCAAACAATCTCTGCACCGTTGTAGTAACCTACACCTGCATTATAAACCATTGTACCGATAATTTTACCGTTTAGTAAGGTATCGTCTTGGTCAATCATTCTAACCTCATTATGGTCAGCCAATAATCCAGTTGCAAAGATTAAGTTTTTAGGCTCAGCGATTACAATTGTAGAAGTTGGTAATCCGTTAATTTCTTCGATAGTATATTTACCGAATTTAGGTGCTGTGTTTGCGTCTCCACCTAATCCATTGGCTACTCCTTTAGAGGCAAGCCAGAATCCGTAAAACATATAAACATCAGGAGAAACACCAATTTTCAAAGATTTTCTTCTAATATCAACAGGAATTGAAGCTAAAGCAAGTTTCAATTGAGCCTCAACATTAGCCTCTGTGATAGCGTCTAAATCAACATCGATTACGGTTGCATCGGCTAAAAATTGTTTAAGGAAACCGTCGAATTCGTCTGCATTCGTAGCGTCACCGTTCCAAATATTGTCGTCTAATTCTTCAGCTGTTTGTCCTAATTTTTCAACCAATATTGCATCCATGATGTCTTTTGGCGCACTATCATTATGAGCCGAAGCGCCCATAGACTCCTCGCTCCATTGCGCTCTGAAATCTTCTTTACAAACCTCGAAATCGTCTTTAAATTTCTTAGGTTCTAAAACTTTTTCAGATAAAGTAATTGCACCAGCAGGAACGTGTCCACAAGTGTATTCTCTTTTTCCTCCCGTCATTGCGATTTTGCGCAAGTTCAGTTTGTAATTTACGTTTGGGAATACGGTAACAAATCCTTTCGAGATAGTGTCCGCTTCCTTAAATGCTTGTCCAACAATTTCGCCTGCTTCTTTACCTGCGTAGTTAGATGTTACTGTTACTGTAGTAGCCATATTTAGTTCTTGTTTTTATTTAATGTAAATGCGATTCTCTCTTGTTTTGTCATTTTTGAAAAGTCAACTTGAACAGGCGTTCCATTAATTGGTTTACTCGCTGGTTGTTTTGACAATTCAGTTACTTGAATTTGTAGTTCGTCAATCTTTTTTGATTGTTCGCTATATTTAATCAGAATTGATTTAATAGCACTTTCAATTTCACTTGCAATTTTAGCATCATTTGAAACTTTACCGTCTCCTTCATTTGCTAAATCTTGCGCTGGTGCAGGCTCTACTGGTTCGCTAACTGGTTTAATAGAATCAACGATTCCCTCAGTTACTACTACCAATACAGTGCCATCTTCAAGTGGGTGCTCTCCTACTGGCACAGGAACTCTCGTACCATCCTCAGCAGTTACCCAACATGATTTTCCAGCTTCTAAAACGTCTCCCTCAAATTCAATTTTAACACTTCCGTCTGCAAGCATAACTTCACCTAGTTGTATTTCGGTTTTTGCAGGATTGAAAGCAAGTAAAATCTTTTCTAACAAAGAGTTTGTTTTTGCTTGTTCACTCATATTTATATTTGATTTTAAATTTACTTCTTCTAAACTTAACATAGCATCAATTGAAAAACCTTGTACTTTGCCAGTCTTAACATAATCATTCCAAACTTCCTCGCTATCAACTTTCATAACAGCAACCCATGAACCTTTCGGATAACTAAAACCAAAGTTATTACTTTTATCATTTGTCGGATTTTCTACTATCCAACTTTCAGTAAATGTAACGCCTTGTATTTTTTTGTCTAACGAATGTTCAATAGTTGAATTTGAATGAGAATTATTTTTAAAGAAACCGTATGATAAATCTTTGATAGTTTCTTCATTAAAAACTATATTAAATTCCTCCCCGTTTTGATTCCTGTATATTGGTTTGTTTGGTTCTAAAACTAAACCCATTAATATACGTTGTTCTTCATCTACGGTCTTAAACTCTACTTTCTCATCCTTAGACAAAGCCACAAATAACCCCTCCATTGCTGGATTCTCAACTAAAGAAATCCCGTAAACTCCTTTATTTGTAAGTGGATTGTATTTTGCTTGGTAGGTTTTCATTTAAATACTACTTAAAGCTGAACCGATGCTCGACAAAACCGATTCTGCTGATTTTTTTGCCACACTAATCATATCAGATTTTTTAGCTAATAACGAAACTGTGTCGGTTGCCCCTAATTCTTTAGCAGATACCGTTCCTTTTTCGGCAAACTTCAAAGCAGTTTCATACATTCCAATTGCGCTTTTTACATTTGTTTGTGCATTAATCAAAGCTTTACTTACATCCGATAAAGACAAGCCTTTTGCAAAAGCGTTGTTTACATCGTCGATTAATGTTAATTGCACATTTGTTTCAAACGCTAATTTTATTTCTTCTACTTTCATATTTTTATTATTTATAATTAAACTAAATTACTTTGTTATTGTTACATTTTTGTTAACCAAGTGATGCCTCACTTACTATATTTCTGTCTAAACTTTGAGAAGTGCTTACATCGGAACTAACTACATATGCTTTAATTGGCGCGCCTTGTTGTGATAATCCTTGTGCTATTTGATTTGTGCCTGTGCCTTGTACTAAATTGAAAGAAGGTGCACTTGGTGTTGAACCTGAGCCCATAGAGCCACCTCCAGAACCTCCTCCAGATAATATGCTTTTAGCCTTTAATGCGTTACCTGTAATCATAGCTGCTAATCCTAAGTAAGTAGAAGCTGTAACTGCTGGAGTAACAACTGCAGCTGCGGGGCCTGCAACCTTTCCTGCTTCAGCACCAGCCTTTATAGATGCTGGTATAGCATTTGATATTGCTTGCGCTGTATCTATTGCTATTTGAGCTATTGCTATTCCTTTTTGTAAAGCTTGGTTTTTTTTAGAATTTCCTCCTATTAAATTAGCTAAATTAGACAAAGCATCTCCAGAATCTCTCGCCATATTATAGCGAGTTTCTGAAACTTTTTTATCTAATTCTATTTGAGATTCTTTTATTTTTAATTCTTCATCATATTCATAAGCAAGTCTTTCTATTTTATTATTAATGGCATTAGCATCTTGTTCGGCTTCTTTGTCTATATTATTTTGTCTAAACTCTTCAGTATCAAGTTGAGCTTGTTTTATTTCTTCGTCTAACGCAATAGCTTTTTCAGCATCTGATTTAATTTTTTCCTCTGCTTTTTTATCAGCATCAGCATCGGCTTTTTCTTTATCGGCTCTTTGTTTTTCTAAACGTGCCTTTTCTTTTTCCGATAAGTTTTTATTTTCTTCGTCAATCTTATCTTGTTTGCTTTGTCTTTCTTTAGCTAAATCTTCATTATGCATTTTGTCAATAGCCAATAATTCACGATTCAATCTTTCTGCAAGTTTCTTTTGATTTGCACCTTCCTCTTTTATCGCTTCATTATATGCGTTTTTAGCGTCTATTTTAGCTTTAGTATATTTATTTACTAAGTCACCTTCCTCAGCCATGAACTTTTTATTCATTGCTAAAGACTTATCCGCTTGCTCTGTTAAACTTGCTAAGGCTCTTTCAGCTTCACTTGTCACTCCTATAAAATCAGTAAAACCGTTTACTAAGTTTTCTACAAATTCCCCAACATTTGCAAGTCCCGGAATTAAATTTAAAACTACTTTTTTAACCTTGTCAAAGTTTGCTATTAATAAACCTAAACCAACAACTAAAGCACCTATACCCGTAGCAACCAAAGCAATCCTAAACAACTTCATTGCACCTGTCGAAGTACCTACAACCGTACTGTAAATAGCTTGCTGTATTGATGCTAACTTTTGACTCTTAGTAAATAATACCGAAGCCTCAACTGCATCCTTTACAGTCATTGCAAGTCCTCCAGTAGCATCGTTAAGCAGTCCCATAGCTCCACCATTATCTAAAACAGCGTTTGAACTGTCGCCCATTGATTTAACAACGTTTGAATTTGTTTTACTTAAATCTTCTAAGGAATTATCTAACTTGTTTACTTGCTTTTGAACCGCATCTAAACCCGTTTCTTTGACTACTATATTTATTTGCTTTTCAAGTGCCATGCTCTTTTTATTTTTCTAAAAAAGTTATCAGTTTCATTTTTTCCTTTTGCTATTTCTGTAAATTCACCCGCCCCGTAAAAAGTGTGTGATTGTAATAGTGTAATTATTTCAGCTATCATTTTCCTTTATGTGTTCTAATTATTACTATAACAATATCGTATATACTTATATCTCCATTTATAGGGGTTATCTCTATATTGCCTCCGTTTGAAATAAAAGTAGTACCTGTAAAGTAGCTCATGTCTATATCGAACTTTTGCTCTACACCCGAACCTTTAGAAAACAAAATAGTTTCGTTTGAAATTGCACCTAAAGAACCTCCGATGTTTATATCAATATCAGCTAAACCGCTTGCAACATTCATTTTAGCCTTAAATCTTAAAGACAAAGTAAATGCATCTCCATTATTTACCGCTAATAATTTATCCGTTGTCTCATTCCAAAAGGTAGTTACGCCTGTCGGTAATTGAGTTTGAATTTTAGTTGTAGTTCCTGTTAATACTTTACCTGTAACACCAGATAAAATAACTAAAGGCGAACCACTTGTATAGGTTGTATCTGTTATTTGCTCCCAACCAGTAAAACTATACACTTCGTCAAAGTTGTCATTAACTTTATCAAAAGCAACCCTTAAAACATCACCTGTCCCATCGCCCGCTGTCGTACCTATTCCTATTGTTTGTTTAGCCATTGTCTGCTGTTATTATATTGTTATCCGCTGTTATTATATTATTGTCTGCTGTAACTATTCTCGGTGCTTGTTGGCAAAAAATATCGATTACTTGTAACGTAGTTGTATTTGTAATAGATACATTTGTCGAACGTGTTGCACCTGTGTTATTTTCCTCAAAGGCAAAGTAAACATTATCGCCTGAGCTTGTAATTGAAAGCCAAGTTCCAGACTCTATTATATAACTATATCCCGCAAGATTTGTTATTGTTACCGTTTGTGTTTGTGCTCTAAAGTCCGCATACAATACGCTTACATCAGCATTAAATCCGTTAATCGTATTGTCAAAAGAATTAATTAAATTTAAAGATACTTCACCACTTAAAAGATTAATATTATAATTGTCAATCCTATAATAATCATGTTTGATTTGTAAAACATCATTCAATTTTAATTGAGTTAATATTCTCAAAGGTAAAATAGCCTTATATTTAAAGTTTCTTCTTTTAATATTAAATACAGAATCTACATAGTCTTTATGATAGTTTTTGTATAGGGTATTTTCAGATGCTACACCGTTCCATTCGTTGTTTTCTATACCAAAAACTAAGTTATATTGTGGCGTAACAAAGTCAATAGAGTGACTTGCTATGTTTACATTTCCATTAATTAACTCTTTGCCTCCTATATCGTTTATAAAACCTAAAGTTTTAGCACCGACAGCAGTTGAAACATTATAAAACAAATGTACTTTTGGATTTACGGGTGTAATTGTTTCGTCAAATATCCCTCCGTACATTAAATTGGTGTTTACATTGTCTTTTAAATCAACTAAACGCTCATAAACAATTTGCTCAAATGGTAACTCATAAGATAAACTTTCGCCATCCAAAGGTTTACCCATTGCTGTCCCGTCATCTGTTAATATTGTTTCCTCATCTCCATAAGATAAACCAGTATTTATTTTAAATTGTTTATTCAAAATAGTAATAGGCTCTTGAAATTTAAATTTAATTTCATTCAATAAAGAACCTCTTTCAATATCTATTGAATTATCATTTATGTATTTAGAAATATTCCAAATTGAGCCTTTAGAATAAAAACTTTTTAAAGTATCAACATAAATATTATCGTATTCATCAGCGATAACTACTAATTTAAACATCTTAAATAACCCGTTTAAGAAGTCAATTATTTTCATCTTAGGTAAGTTATTAATTACTTGTAACTGTCCTGTAATTGTTTGCTGTGGGAATGTAGCTGACATTCTGTAACTTTCGTATCTAAATTCAATCGTTAGTTTACTTGTAAATTTAAACTCTTGATTTGCTGAAATATACCATGAATGTTTTTGTCCTGTGCTTCTCTCAATGTCAAAATAGAAAACATCTGTCCCTGTGCTTTGACTAAATCCACCTGCTAAATTTCCGTCTATTGTATGCTCAATATTATACTTTACGTTTTCATATCCCAAAGCTGGAACTATATCTATTAAAGAATAAATCCTTTTACCACCTGCCACAAAAGTATCTTCTATTATATCAACTACACCACCTCTACCATCAATATCGCCCGTATTGGTAAAGTCCATTCTAACTTTATTGTTTTGCGTATTGACTAAATTAGAATCGTTATTTAACCAAATAAATAATTCTGTAAAGTCAGTACGTCCAAAAAAGTCACGTGAAAAAGTCACGCCATATTTTGTTTCAATAGCTTCAATAATATTTAAGACTCTTAAAGCAGGACGTAACTCATTCCAATTTAACCCTGTGTTTGATGCGTAAGGTTGGTATGATATATTTGCTAATTTATCAGTATTCGTTCCCTCTTGCGATGAGTCATAGTACAATTGCTTTTTTACAAATAAAGGATAAATTAAATTACCATTAAACAAACTTGAAGTTAAACCAGTCTTAACATTTGCAGGGTTAAACGTGTGCTGAAATTCTGAAAAGTCTAAAGAACTTAACTCGTCGTTTTTCAAGGTATCTTTTAACGAAACTAAGTTTCCCCAAAAAGTAAGCGTGTACGCATATGGTCTGCCTTGCTTAACACTTACTTTATCTAAACGATATTTACCATACTTAAATGGTATTCCATCCAACTCTATACGCCCGTCTTGTTTAACTCTTGCGTCAAAAGAATTATCTATATTAGCGTCGTAGTAATGTTTAAATATACGATTATTTTTATTGGTAGCAGGAACGGTAAATGAGCGTGAATAATCAGTAGTGTTTTTTGTAATGTCGTTAATATTAGCAATAGAACTATTAATTTCTATTGCCTCATCTTTAAACCTATCTAAGTCATCGTTACCAATGTATAGTTTAACTACCATTTATATATTATTTACTTCATTAAATGCGTACTCAAATTCTAACTCATAATTAATAAGTCTATCTTTTTGTCGTGATTTATATTCAAATGATTTAGTTGATAATTTTAACGGTATATAATTTCCAACACTTTCAAGTTTCCAAATCTTCTCAGATAAAAGTAATTGTTTGTAAGACTCGTTTATACTTTCGTCAACAAAACCACTATTAATTTTGAACTTTGTTTTACCTTGTACGTTATAAGTAACATATTGATGATAACCAACGTTTGGCTGTCCTCTGTCGTTTTCGTACTCCTCACTTGTAACGCTTAAACTTTCTGTTTTAGCTTTAAAGAAAGTTAATATTTGCAAAGCACCCTCTTTATTTTGAAAGGCTATGTCAATAGGTGTGTATCTGCATTCATCCTGAACTAATAACGTGCAAGTATAATCTAATTCAGCTATATTTATTTCTATTTCGGTGTCGTCTAAACATTCTATAACATTAACCCATATATTTTTAAATAGGTTTGAACTGTTTGTAGTACTGCCTATTGTAACGGTATAATCTAAAGTATTAATAGGATAAGATTTAACAGTTACCGTATATGAAAGCGACTCACTAACCATTAAAGGCAAACAAAAGAAACCGTTTCTGTCCACTTTAAACTCCGTTCCTGACAATAATACGGAAGTACTTTGTGCATTCTCACCATCCATACCATAACTATAACCACGTGATAATAATGATGTGTTAGGCAACTGTATAACGTTTAAATCATCTTCATCTGTTGTGGTATAAACTACTTGTGTTTTAACCCATGCCTGATTGTTACCATTATAAACACCCGTTACGCTCATTTCTTGTGGCATGAAATCAATATAATCATTTACTAAACGTGCAATATTTATCTTGTCATTTCCTGATGAACTTGTAGGATTCTTTTTTGTAATCGAATATACTGGTTCGGTAGGCACTGATGCTTTCAATCCTGTCCAAATAAATACTTGTAATGTATATGCACTACATATTGCACTTGTCAAAGGACTTGCAAATGGAATCGTTATGTAATAAGGCGATAAACTTTTAATCATAATTTAAGTGCTATTTTTAATTTCTCATCAACTTCTAAAGAGTATGCCATGTATATATCGTCTGGTAATCTTTGGAATGCTTGTTCATATGGTTTTGTAAAAAAGTTTGTTGTCGCTAAACCTTTATTCCAAATACTTCTAATTATTAAAAAAGAAGTTGATTTATAAGACAAAAATCTTCCTGTCTTTCTATCTTTAAATTGTATTCTTTTTCTTGAAACCCAACCGTTAATACCACTCGTTAACCCTCCACTTTTTCCAGTCTCAGTTCCAAACTTAAACGGACTTAATGGCGCTTTTGCCGAACTACTAACGCCTTTTACTCCCTTATCTACAAACTCCCAATAATCCTCTGCATTACCAAATCCAAAAGTTAATGTCGTAGTTTTATCTTGTTGAACTACTTTATATTCTATGCCATCATATAAGGCACTTGTATCTTTCTTTTTTCTTTTAGATAGGTTTGATTTAGCCTGTTGCTTTACATACTTACCAAACTTTTCTAATTCATCAATTACACCGTTTGACATAATGACAAATCAATATTAGGAACTTCAACCGTAAAGTTTAATCTCGCACCATCTACTAACTTTGCACCCTCAAAAGAACCTAATTCAAAAGAGGGGTTTTCACTTGATGTAATATTATTATCTTCAAAGTCTGTAAACATTTGCGTCCACATTCTATTTAAAACCGATATGCAAAGATTATGATTATCTATTTCGTTATCATTATTAAAAAAATTGTCCTCGTTAATTTCTTTATTAATATCCCTTTGATTAAAGCAAGCTATCTCAACATTAAAGTTAACCGTTTGACCATTTGTAAAACCTCCAGAAACAATATTTATATTAACTAAAGGATACATTATTTCTTTCTTTAAATCAATATCGGTAGTCTTTAAAATAGTACTAACCGAACTATTTGATTCAGCTAATTGCTTAATATATAGATATAATTGTGATAGTTGATTCATTATAATTCGATTGTATTTGTATTGTTAGTCATTATCTTATGCTTTAATTTCTGTTTATCTATTTTATGAGCTAAAAATAAATGCACCTCGTGAACATTTTTGCTTAAAATAGATTCTATTTTCCAAATTTTACCTTTAGCCAATTCCTCAATTGTAGCATACCACCCCCACTTTTGGAAGTAATCGTTTGCTGTTTTTCCCTCGCTGGTTCCTGAGTCATATATTTCTGGGTATAATTGATTAATTCGTTCGCTAAACTCGAAAAAAAAACAAGCGAACCGTTAACAATTGATAAAGGCATATGTTTCATAATATCAGAATACTGCTTAGTTCCTTTGTATTTTATTATATCATAGTTCCCAAGTATATCTTTATTTTTAATAGGTCTAAATAAAACAGCCATTAACTTATGCATACTTTCAACACTTGCTCCATGTGTTGAAATATCTATAAACTCCCCTTGCGTAATATTATCAAAGTTAGGAATAAAACCAAACTCAACATCTTTAATAAAAAACGTAGGTTTAAATTCAACTGTTTGATTAAGTGCTAAATCAATTTGAGTTAGTATCATTTTGTAGTCAACTGAACTTATTAAATCAATCCTATTTCGCTCAATCCCTGTAAATATTTGAATCTTTCTTTTATTAAAATTATATTCGTCTAAATCTTCACGCTTCAATAGTTCGTCGTACTGTTGAAACTGAAAAAGAGTTATATCGTTTATTGATTCTGGTAAAATAATTTTCATACTTTTAAAACTTTAATTTTACGTTTTTGTTATTAGCGTATCTCTACTTTAAAACCTCCGCTAAGATTATAAGATACATTGTATCTAATTGCGTCAATAGCATGATTCCAATTATCACAGAATAATTTAGAACCTTTATCAGTATATACATAATTATTTAATTCACGTCCTATATTTTCGCCATCAACTACTATCTCATAATCTTGCATTAAAGCAATCCCTGCCGAAATACTACCCGCTCCTTTTGTTGTTGCTAATATCCTGCATCCTTTACCAGCTAATTCATCGATTAAGCGAGGCTCTGCGCTATCGGCTACTATTAACCTATTTCCGCAAATTGAGTTGTTTATATGCGCTATTTCAGAAGTTGTTAATTTAGGTTTATATAAATGCTCCTTAACATAAATTATCTTTTTATTTCTGTCAATAGCTACTTCGACAAGTGTTGTAGGGTCTATGCTAAATCCATAATCCTGACCAAATGAAGTTTGTAAATTATCAGGATTGAATGCTCCAAACCTCCAGTTAGTAAACACAACACCTTCTGCTTTATCCAACCAACCTCCAAGTATAACGTGTTGGTATTTTTTAGGGTTGTTTTTCTTAACTCTTTCAACTTCATCCAAAAAAGACTCATCTAAATTAGCTAAATTATCTAAGTAAGTAGTGTGTATGTATGTTGTATTTCCTTTTACACCATTAAAGCCCTCAGTTATTCCCTCTTGCTCAAAGAATTTTCTATAAATCCAATGCTCTTTTGTGGCTGGATTTAAAATAAGTATAACCCTATTTTGTTTTCCTTTCTGACGAATAGATAAATTAATCTTATCGAATACCGTTTCGTCTATTAGTTCTTCCGCTTCATCTAATATCCACGTTGTAACCCCTTGTAATGACTTTAAATTCGCTGTTTGGTCACCACTTGAAGTCTTTATCCCTTTAAATATTATCTCGCTTCCTGACTTCTTATTTCGTATCTCTGATTTATTAACCTCAAAGAAATCGTTTAAATCTAACAAATCAATCTTTTCTTGGAACTCTGGTATAATTGAAAGGTGCGCACTCGTCATTGTTTGCCTTGTAAACAGAATTTTATGCCCTGATTCAAACGACAAAAGGCTGGTAAAAGTACCAACCCCGAACGATTTACTTGACCCACGACCTCCTGTAATAATAAAGTAACGGGTGTCATTTTCAAATAAACATGAATATTTATTGTTTAAAGTTATCAACTATGTTTATAAATTATATATAAAGTTATTATAATAGTCCATACAATCTGTATTTTAAAAGCTTTATATTTCATTACTTATCAAATTTAATTACATCTTTAATATCAAAGTTAGACACCTCTACTTTATTATCAATTGTTTGTTTAGGCATTCCAAATTTATACTGAAAGAATAATTTAACCGCCCAGTCTTTACCGTCGTTTATAGCGTCTGTAAGGGCTTTAAATGCCATGGGTTCTAATGGTGTTAACTTCTCTATTAAACATTGCTCCTCAGCCTTGCTTTTACGTCCTGCGCCCTCTCTTGCTCCTCCTTGTTTACTTTCCATTTGAAAAAATTTGATTATTCATAACTATCGAATACTTTATCTAATTTATCAATCATACTTATCAAAGGCTTAGGACTACATGAAGCACATGGAAACCACAACTGTCTATCGAATACACTTGCGTATAACTCACAAACAAAATCTACTTGTTCTTTGCTTATTGTTAACGTTCGTATTGACTTAAAATCTTTCCAGCTATTATATTCATCTTCGGTTAAACATCGTGCTTTAAATCTATAAGGGAATAGCTCGTTTAACTTTTCTTTTCGTTTATCGCAGTTACAATCTTTACCTTTTACAAATATATCTAATCCTGTAAAATGTATAGCTTTTTCTATTGTATCTCCTAATCCAATTGATTTTTTAGGTCTTGCCATTTATGCTTTTATTAAATTAAATTTATTATTATCATATTTAATATAGTGTCTAACTAAAGAATAATTATATTGTAAAGCTATACAAGCTTCTTTTATTGTATCATAATATATGCCTGAGTTTAAATCTAAAACAATCTTTGCATAAGGATTTTTACTGCCAGTTTGATTTCTTACTCCTTTTTTACATTTATATAATTCTTGAAGCTCTAATTCTTTTTTAAGAGCTAATTTTAAATCTTTTGTTATATATAAAATTTTTACAAAATCATTATCAATACAAAATTTATTTCTACTTGAATGTTTTAAAAGTCTTTTTTGTAAATTTGTAGTAACACCAATATAGTTATCTAATAATAAATGATATATTATAAAATCTTTTCCTTTAATATTTTGTAATTTACACATTTTTACTTCTTTTTACTTTTGCCATTTTAAACGTTTATTTTTATATAAATCAATGTCATTGCCTAAAACTTTTTTTCTTGCCTTGTCTAACTCTCTATAAATTAAACCATAATCTATAAACTTATATTTATCTGCTATTTCTCTAATTGATAAATCGTAAGACTCACTAAGCAATCCTAACTGTAAATAGCTTAGTCTATTACAATCTTCTAACAATCCAACCTCATAATCATTTAATTCTAAAACCTCATTATTACTTGAAATATTAAAAAATAAATCTAAAGATACTTTTTGTTTTGATTTTTTTACATGGTCTAAAAATAGATTGCGAATTACTATAATAACGTAAAAATCATTTATTTGTTTTTCGGAATCATGTAATTTCAAATACATATCATTTACCAAATCGTCGGCTAACATTTTATCCTTGCAAATATTATTCGCTATCTTTCTCCAATATTCATCTTTCTTTGCAAGTTCTTCTAACATGTGTTATTTATTTGCAATCAGGGTGAGAATCGAACTCACACAAACGGTTTTGGAGACCATTTCGCTACCTTAGAACATTCCCGACTATTTTAAAAAACCCCTTAAAAAGTACTAACCAAACTTTAAAAGGGGTAAAAATTATTAATTATGAAGTTCAAATTAACGAAATTTATTTTAAATAAACAAATTTATTTTGAATTATATATTTCATTTGCTTTAATAATTGCTTCGTTTGTTGCTTTTATTCTTGAATTATACATAATTACATCTTCTATAATGTTAATATTATTTTTAATTTTATAAAAAAACCAATTTTGAAAATGTAAAGTATCAATTAATACCTTAATCCCAACCGAATCAAAGAACTCTATTATAAGAGCATTTTTGTATGATTCATTTTGTATCTTAAATACTATTTCTACTTTTTCATATTTGTGTAATTTAATTTTTTCACTTTTTTTAAACCATTCTAAAAAATCTTCTTTACATTTTCCTGTTAATTTCATAATTTATTTTTTAATTGTTTTAAATACTCATCCATTTTCTCAACTAATAAAGGATTAATTCTTCTTTGATATTTAACGTTATTTACTTTTGGTCGTCCTGCTCCTTTTGGATTTGTTGGTGATTTTTTCATAATTTAACTTAGCTTATTTTTATTAAGTTTAAATAAAGTAAAAATAGCTGTCTTTCCAGCTTGTCAACCCCGTACAAATACTGTGGGATTTTTATTTTTAACAAGGTAGTTTATATTCTACCTTGTTCTTTTGCTTTTGCTAAACATTTTAAACAAACTAACTCTTCTCCTCTTTCTGTATGTAACATTTTAAACTCGCTTGTTTTTACGATATAATTCCATCTTCCTTGATGATTGAAAACTCCTAATCCGCAAGATGATTTTTGAGTTGTTATTTTTCCTTGTCCCATTGCCATTCCTAAGTGTGTTTTTGTAGTTGCCATAATTTCTATTTTTTGTTGTTGTTATCTGAGTACAAATATAAGCCTAATATCTATATACGTAACACATAATCATAACTTTAACATAATTTTAACATATCAATAAACTTTAAACTTAATATACTCTTCACCTTTTTTTACAATAACCTTGAAAACGTGTAGCTCATAAATAAACCTATCGTCAACTCCATATTTTTTTACTAAACAATCTATAAAAGATTTACAGCAATTATCTATATCCGAAGCTTTAGAACTAAAACCAAATTCAATAGCCAACTTAATATTTTCTTTGTTTGGTATTTCTAACTTTAAAGGCAATAATAACAAACAATTTTTTATAAATACATCGTACTTAATAGTTCGTATTTTTCTACCTCTAAATGCTTCGTTTACGCTTAACGGTTTTATTTTTATAATATGGTTCATTAATAAAAAGTATCTTCAATTAAATACGGCAAACTATCTTTATTTACATCAAAATTAAAACTATCAAACGAAACTCCTCTACTATACGGATTTGATACATTAATCGTTTTATCATCGTTCACTTCTAATTCAATTACACTTTCGGCTTTCTTTAAAACATAAGTTCCTAAATGTCCTAAAGGTTTTCCCGTGGTTCCTGATTTATGAATTACAGTTGTAATATGTATATTATAGTCGTAAGTCCAACGCATAAGATAATCGCTTGCTTCTTTTGACATTACAATGTCATTCGTATTCTCAACTAAATCCGCAATCCCATCAATTGAAACTAATTTTACAGGCGTTTTATATAAAGTGTCCTGATTTTTCAAACAATAATCAATCAATTGCAATCTTTGTAACGATGTTAATTGTCGTGTTGCATAACATTTGTAATTATCATACTTTCTTTCGGTTATATCCTGAACACGTCTAAAAGTCCTTTGTGCGTAATACTTTCCCTGTTCCGTATCAAAGTCTAAAATAGTATAATCATTATCACGATGCCCTTTAATATTTCCAAATAATACATTAGAATTTCCCCCGATATAACAAGCTAAGAAAGCACTTTTTAAGAAAGATTTCTTTGCTTTTGAAACTGCAATAATCGCGCTAAATTCCCCAGCAGTCATTACAGCAGTAGGGTATATTTTATTCTTATATTCGTGAGTTCCAATAGATAAAAGTATCTCTGGAGCTATCATTTCTTCCGATAAATCTACAAAGCATTCGTTTTGTATCGATAAAAAGTCTAAAACTACTTCGCTATCTGTTTTATTTTCTAAGTCTTCAAAGTTTAAACTCATAATTTATTAATTTTTTTAATTATTTTGCAATACTTTTTTTGCTGTTATCGATTAGTTATAACTCATTTAGCCTAACCACAACTTTATTAGATAAATTAAACTGTTTCATTTCTTTATCAAAGTTTAATATTCCCTTACCCAATGCTTCTTCTTCGCTATAAGCATTCGTTATTAATACTCTCAAAGCTATTTCTTGACCGTTTTGGATATTTTTAAGATACACTAACGAAATAGAAAAACGAGCTATAACAGCAGTTTTTTCGCATTGTGGCAATGGGTCTGTATTTGATTTTTTAGGCATAATTTAAAGTTTATGATTATTTGTTAATATTTATATTTAATTTGCCACAACGACGAGCGTTCCGAGTGGCGTTATCGTAAATACTATGGCGTTGAGCCATAGGTTTCTGAATAATATTCATCACCTTTACTTATTTTTACAAAACCACCTTTTTCAAATTGTTCACAAGCATCGTTTAGTCCCCATTCACAAGCGTATTCAATTTGCTTTTTTTCTGTTGCTAATAATTTTTTAGCTTCTATAATCGCATCTACATAAACTCCTCTCATATTCCTATCTGATATTTTACCGTTCGAACTCCACATATCTCTTTTACGTTCTAATTCTTTAATCAATTCCTGTATTGCTGTCATAATATTGTTTTTTTTATTATTTAAAATTCATGCCTCCCGCTATAAAAGATGTTTTATATATTTCTAATAATTCCTCTATTGATATTTGGCCCTTTACATTTTTATTTCTGGAATCTGTAAGCCAATAAGCAAAATCTATTGCATACTGTTCACAAATTTTTATACAATGTTCAGCGTTTTCTGTTGCAAAATCACTAGTTCTGCTACAATCATCTACGTATTCTAAAAATTTCTCTTTCATAATTTTATTATTAATTCTTCATTGGTTAATGCAAAATATAGGTTTTGCAGTTGGTGGACATAAATTATATTGCAAAAAAACCCCCGTCAAAATCATTAAAACTCCATCCTTTATAATAATAATTTTCTCTTAAAACATAATTTGATTTTAAAAAATAATCTTGCAATTTGTGTTTTACATACCTAAATCCAGTATTTAAAATTATTTCTTCATTTAATATTATTGTATTTAAATTATCACAATTATCACTTAAATAACAATCGTCTTCTGAAAAATAAACTTCATTATAACAATTATCTATTTTATCTATTATGCCCTCTTTTATATTGTTACCTATTCTAAATTCATTTATTTTTATCATAATTTATTTTATTTATTTATAACATATCTTTCACATTCAACAGAATTTAATGTTGAATTAAATAAACTTCTTTTATTACATGGTCCGTAATAAATTATTTTTTCTATCCTTATTGTAGTATCTGTTTTTGATACACAAATAAATTTTTCTAATTTTCCATGATTCATTAAATAATATTCTTTTCCTATTTCAATTTTTTTTATATCCATTTAATTCATTTTTAAGAGACTTTAGTTTTTCTAATTTTAAAATAAAAAAATCAGAATCTATATCCATATGCACTAAATCACTAGATATATATTCAATTTTATACATTAAATTTAAAATGTATAAAGCTTTTTCGATTGCATCTTCCATAATTTCTATTTTTTGTTGTTGTTATCTGAGTACAAATATAAGCCTAATATCTATATACGTAACACATAATCATAACTTTAACATAATTTTAACATATCAATATATTTTAAATTTAATATATTCACTACCTTTTTTAACTATTTCCTTAAAAACGTGCATCTCGTATATAATAACTTCCCATCTCTTTTACCTTAAAATTTTTTCCACTGTATTCTATTAAATTACCTATTCTTAATTCATTTGTTTTCATATTTTTTTATTTATAATTATCAATTTCTTTTAAAAATTCATTTGCGCTATTAAAAAAAGAATTACTTACACTTTCAAATGAAAAATCTTTTTTTATCAAATCTATTATTTCCTTTTCGTTTTCTTGTAATAAATTATCATTGCTATTTTCTTTATGATTAAAATGGTCTAATTCAAATCCTTTCGATAATAAAAATTCTTCTATTTTTTTGCTATTAATATTTTTATGTAATTTTTGCAAATGAAAAC